CAAAGAAATATAGTTTTAGCGAAATTAATCCTTATAAATAAACTAAATAAACTTGCGAACATTGATACGTTCGTTAAGACTTCCAAAGGTTTTAAAGTGACGGGTCAGGAAGGATTCGTCGCGATCGATAAACTTGGTGGTGATGCGGTGAAGTTAGTTGATAGAATGGAATTTTCTTATAACAACTTCTCACCCGATATACTTAAAGGATGGGATCAACCGAGCAGGAAATAATATGAATTCTTTCAAATCACATATCGAAGGAAAGACCGAAGCGCCAGTGGTAGACACTGAGGTGCAAGAGGCGCTCACGCACGCACAACGTATTAAAGCAAAGATTCGCATGAAGAAGATCAAGAATAAGATCAAACTCGGACGCGAAAGAGCAATGCGCAAGACCCCAAACATGGACGTGGTGAAGAAGCGAGCATTCCGCAAGGCAAGACTGATGCTTCTGAAGAAACTCACCAAGGGGCAAGGTAAAGACGAGTTATCATTTGCACGCAGGTCGGATCTTGAGAAACGTCTCGATAAGATGAAACCAAGGATCCAAGCAGTTGCAAAGAAACTCATTCCTGCTGTCCGCAAGCAAGATAGAGACCGTAAGCAAGCACGTTCAAATAAGAACCAGTAATTGCTTCCTATCTATAGGACACAACGGAGTTAACAGATGATCAAGTCATTCGGCGATTACCTCGTAGAAGAGAACAGTATCGCTCACTTCACGTTTGGTCGTATGAACCCACCGACTTCTGGGCACGAGAAACTTCTCGACAAACTCGCGCAGGTTGCAGGAAAGCAACCTTACTATGTGTTCCTTTCCCAAACGCAGGATAAGAAAAAGAATCCTCTCGACTATAGCGCGAAGGTCAAGCACGTTCGCAAAATGTTTCCACGCCACGCACGTCGAGTTCTGATCAACAAGCAGATCGTCACTCCGTTCAACGCGGCGTCTTGGATCTACGATCAAGGTTTCAAAAACCTCGTCATGGTCGTCGGTTCTGACCGTGTTCGAGAGTTCACCGCACTTCTTGAGAAGTACAACGGTGTCAAAGGTCGTCACGGTTTCTACAACTTCAAGAACATCAAGGTAGTATCCGCAGGGGCACGCGACCCAGACGCTGAAGGCGTCGAGGGCATGTCCGCATCTAAACTCAGGTCATTTGCTTCTGACAACGACTTCTCCCAATTCTCTCAGGGACTGGGCGGTCTGTCCAACAAGGACGCCAAGAAATTATTCGTCGACGTGCGCAAGGGTATGGGTCTCAAAGAAGAGTCTATGTTCAAGCGTCACGTTGAATTGGAACCAGTATCCGAAACTCGCGAGAAGTTTGTCAAGGGCGAGTTGTTTGAAGTCGGCGACCATGTGGTCGTCAAAGAGTCAGACGAAGTCGGCATCATCTCCCACCTCGGAACCAACTACGTTATCGTTCAACTGAGCGAAGACAAGGTTGTTCGTAAGTGGTTGGAAGCGATCGAGAAGATCGACGAGGCATGCTGGAAAGGATACAAAGCAGACGGAATGAAGAAGAAAGGAGACAAGGTTGTACCAAACTGCGTCCCAGAAACTATCGCTCCATCCTCACAAGAGTTCATCCCATCCCCGACTGGCGGTCAGCGCAATGCTACCCTGAAAGTCGAAGCGGATAAGGTCAAGCAGGACTCTGACATCAAAGACCGCGAAGGTTCTCAACCTGCCAAGTACCACAAAGGTCTAAGCAAAGCGATGAAGTCTCGTCGTGATGCGCAGTTCAAGAAGCAGACTAAAATGTCGGACGACGATCCGAAGGCATACAAACCTGCTCCTGGAGACAAGACCGCCGAGACCAAACCTTCCAAGTATACCAACGCCTTCAAAAAGATGTACGGCGACAAGTAAGAAATTCAAATACCTAATCTCCTTCTTGTATAAATAAGGGTATCTAAAAATTACCCCACAAGAAGGATGGACTTATGTCTTACTCAGCAAAGCGTTTTGGTGTTCAAGAATCCGCATTTGGTAACATGGGTATTCCACCCCACGATCACGTTGTAAACTCTTACGACGGCGCGAACAACCTTATTGACGTTAAATACTACCGTGGCGGTCAGCAAGCATCTGGCAACCTCGTGGCGCACATCGAACTTACCTATGATAGTTCCGGCAATCTTGCAACTGTAACCCGAACAAAGTAAGGAGACCATCGTGTCAAGAATAGTATTCAATCCATTTGACGGTTCGTTTGACCAAGTACGAACAACCAGCATCGATGTGGACTCCGCAGGAGTCATCGAAGCAGCGGTTGAAAGAGAAATCGACTCGGCAACACTTCCAGGCGGTAGCATTTTTAATGCCATCGACTCAGACTTTGATATACACCTTGATGCAGAACTCACCTCGACAGGTAAGATCACTCTCGCCATAGACTCAGACGCGAAGGTTCTTATTGACTCAGCAGCGCTGAGCAACGATGGCGGTTACGAATTCACAGGCGGTTTCACCGATAGGGATTCTGGTTCCACCGGCGCGAACGACATAGGTAGTAATGTAGAATACACCACTGCTATGGTTTCTTCTAGTGCTTGGTTGAGGTTTGGTTTTGACTCTGCTAGGCAACTGGCGAACGATACGCCATACTGGACAGACGGTGCTGGTGGTAACACAGAAGCACCTGGATCGGGCACAACAGCATACAGAGGCACTGGTTTGTTTTCTGGACACTATATGCCTGCTGGCGTTACCAGTCTTTTCGACTTCAATGACAGCACCGCGTTCAACCTAGCAGATACTTCTGGCGACCTACAGTATAACGCTGCTGGTGGTTCCTATGATATGTCCGGTCTACAGACTGGCGACTTCTGCCAATTCCGTTTCGACTTCAATGCAACACCCCAGTTTGCCAACACAACTCTAGAGGTTGGGTTAATCTGGCAGACAAGAGACGCAGGCGGTAACCCAACATTTACATTTGCTTTGACTGGCGAACCGATCTTCTTCGGTTCTGGCACGACAGGCAGGACATTCCTGAACCGTCCAATCATCACAGCATACCTAGCATCTCTTGAAGATGTGAATGCTCGAGCACTACCGGCAATCAGGTCAGACCAACCAATCTTTATTCAACCACTAACTACTCTATTCACTGTCGGGAGATAAGTCGAGATGGCAATTAGAATTATTAGAAACGAGAACGGTAACTGTGTAACGTTCCAGGGTTCATCTCAACCAGCATACTGGAACGCTTGTCTTACTGGTCTCATCAACGAACAAGACCCTAATCGTATTGATGTACGAAACGACGTCCGAACTGTAGACGCTTCTGAACCTGTATTTGAATTCTTCGGGGTTGAGTACACTTCCTTCCAAGACGCAGACGGAAACTCTTTCGACAGCGCGGGTGCTTGTGCGGCATACATCACGGAAAAGGCAAACGTTATCGGTTCAGCGGTTGAGTTTACTGCGGTTGATACAATCGACTTCACTCGCGATGCGACTAACACTTCCGTGTTGAGTTCTCTCGGAAGAGACTTCGGCGTGAACGCTATCAAGGCGACAGCAGAAGCAGACGGCACTATTTCGGTTAGAGAATTCCAAGACAACGGGGCAGAGATCTATAAGAAACTTCGCCCGCAAAATGTTCTGATTGAAGGGCAAGCGCAGTCGTTCTCTTTATCGAACGTTGTCAATGCACTAAACGCATTCTTCACTGTAACTCCAGTAGGCGGCGGTGCTGACGATCCATTAGAAAGTTTCACTTACTCTTCCTTCACTCCGGACGTTGATGCATTCGGTGACGTCACAATTAGTGCTGGGGTTGCAACGAAGGGATCAAACACCGGATCGCAGTTGAACGACGGATTCGCCACGACATCTCAACCAATCTCTCTGAACGGCGAGTACTTCGAACTGAATGCTGCTGGCGAAGACTTTGGACGTAAGTTCCAAATTGGTCTCCTGCGCACCGATAAGTTCTCAAGTTTAGATTCTACTCTCGAAGTCAACAACACCTTTGGTGGACCACTTGACCTTGCTGTTCGAATGGCACCCAACGCTGTATACGAAAACAGCGAGTATGGCGTGGTAACCGAGCAAGGGTTCTTTGAGAGACCACAAAACTCTTCTATATTCCGCGCTGGTATTAACGCAGACCGTAGACTTTTCATCTCCCACTTCACTGGTGCAGAGCACGTCAACATCGCTCGTAGTGCATTCACAATTGACAGTGGCGAGTCATACATGCTTGTTGGTTTCATCAACAAAGAAAATAAGTCGATGAATGTCGCGAACATTACGTCGAACCAAACCGACGGTCCGTCATTGACTTGGAATTATATTGAATCACCAGATGGTTCTTTCTACTATCCTTTGTTCAGCACCCAAAGCGAAGCGGACTACGTTTCTCAAAATGCAAACACTTTGTTCGGCGGTTCTTATGTGAACGATACCGACAGCAACGGGACAGGACATTTCTCCCACGCCCACGTATTTGTAGATGACCCAACGGGAACTACTTGGTACATGCCGGACAACTACGCAGTCCACGCAGACTCAGTTGCGCCTACAAACTCTGGTGGCATAGTATACAACGTTGTCACCACTAACGCCGATGCGGCATACGCTCCAGCGGCATTCTCTGGTTCAGACTTCACTTTCAGTGAAAACCAAAGCGTAAACATAAACCTCGGTCTTTCGGGCGATTACACGCAATCAGTAAGCGGTCTTCCAGGTGGATTATCATATGACGTGAATACTGGTTACATAACGGGCACCACCCAATATGTCGCTGCCAGTACCTCTGACGCCATCACTGTTACGCGATCAAACGGATACGGAACTTCTACCGGACAGTTTGACATCAACATCACAGACAACGCTTCACTTGGTGTGATCTCTGGTTGGACTTCCCAGAACACAGGCAGTATCCAAATCCAACCTGGAACTTTCCTAAGTTATAGTCCAGAGGATGGGGTATACGACTTCGATCTGCCTCTGCGCGAGGGCGACCAGATAGAGTGGACGCACACCGACTTCACTGTCATGGGTATTGTTGATTCTTCCATAGACAAAGATTCTGACGACCTTGGTTTAGGTTCTTCTTGGGACTGGGTGTTCAACCTCTGGACAAGTGACATAAACAAAGTATTGAACCACAATGACCTGCTCCCAACAGCATCAGGAAGCACAGACAACTCCGAACAGTCCACTTCCGACCTCACTGGAAGCACATGGAAGTTGACATACGAGGCAGGCAGCGGTCCAATGAAGTTGTACCTCGACGGCACATTGGTTCTGACTTCTTCCTCGAACTTCTCTGGCGACCAGACTCTAACTTTCTGGGCAAGCGAAGAGTATAGTTCTAGCGTGACATTCCCTTCTTGGACAAGGACTGTTATTGGTGCTGGCACCACTGTTCCTCCAGGTGGGTTTGCTAGTCCTCTCACACAAGGCGCGATGGCATCCACAACCGTTATGGGTAACGGCGCTGACGCTGTTGCTACTTTATCGCAAACTCTTGCTCCAGGTAAGCGAGTCATCTTCCCACAAACTTGGGTAGAGTCAAACATCCTGCCACAGCAAGATAGTGCCGAAGATAAAGTCTTCTTTGGCGTACCAAAGACCAGCGCAGTCTGGACTTCGGTTACCCTAGACGACTTTGACATGGTTACTCGAATTCAAGATACGAACAACGTCAACCAGCATAAGTCTCTTATCTGGGACAACGGTTCTAACTCGAACGAAGTGACTGTCAACAGTTCCACTGATGCGTATTATGATTATGCGATCGAGTGGGACGGCGACGACCTTCACCTTATCGCTTGTAACATTGGCGACATAAACACTCAACCAGGAGTTAGTAACGGCGGTTCGTTCAGCAGAACAATCAGTCACACTTCCTTCACCCAGCAGAGCGGAAACCTGCCACTGGCAATCGCAACGAATGACCACGGTCAAGTGCTTCTGTCAACAACTGGTATTCAAACCATAGACATTCCTGCTGGTGCTAACGATATCCAAGTCACCGAGAACGCCAGTCAAGAGGCGCTCTTTGATGGATCTGCAGCAACCTCTCTTACTTTGGCAGCAGGAACCACTTACAGGTTCATGCTAAACAATTCAACAATAGAGTCGACCGACACCCTGACCTTCCAAAAGGTTTCAGATAGTTCTGCTTACACAACTGGCGTCACCAACGTCGGTTCTTTTGGCGACTACCTGTACTATGTCGAGTTTGCCGTACCTACTGATGTCCCACCAATCAAAGCGATTTGGAACGGTTCTTCCGCAGGTGCAGTGACCATAACGGGTTCAACCTACTCGCCAGCAGTAACTGGAGTAACCCAAGAAGGTCCATCCGCGAATCAAACCGGTCTAAACTTATTTGATGCCGGTGATTATGGTTGGATATCTATTGACGACGAGTTTACCTCTGGGCAGCGTTTTGTACTTGATGCCGCGTTCATTCAAGATTTAGTTAATGCTATGCCAGAAGACACCTCTGTTGCTTTCGGGTTAAAGGATCCAAGTTGGTCAAACACAGCAGACGACAACGACATGTACAGTTCAAACTTCGCCAACGTATATGTCGGCGGTGTGTATATTAAGATCGTCAAGTATCCTTCAACCTACTCCAATGGCGTTGTTAGAATGTTTGTTGGAAAGACTGGGAACACATTAACCAGTCAATACATGAGTATCGGAACGGGGAATACTACAACCGGAATCGATACAAACATAAACGCATTCCTCGAGTTGGCGTCTGTGGGAGATGAAGTTCGTGTTGGTATGGGATACGTCAATCAGGGAGAAGATGCAACAGCAACCCCTTATGCTCTGTGGGAGTTTACCGGAGCGAACTCAGCATCCAGGAAGTATACCACTGGGGATCAGAATTACGGGTTATCAACTGCTGAGGTTATGGTTATCGGTGGTGACGGATTCTTCAATCTCGCCACGCATCCTGCCATGGACCTTGAAGATGTTGACTGGACCGGATTGTCTGAGATCAGTATACCAGCGTTGCCTGCATCAATTACTACCAACTATGCGAAGGCACTCGACTTCTCAGGTAGTTCGGAATATGCCAAGGAGACTTCTAGTACGACATATGTCGCCCCAATTAGGATGGCAGGAGTAGGATCGACTGTTGCTGGGCACCCTATTGGTGGCACCTATACCTCAAACGGAAGCAACAGTCGACCATGGGCGGCAACTTGCGTATTCAAGATAGATGGTAATAACAGCAACCAGCACATCTGGAACCAAGGTGAAGGAACTGCTTCTACTGCTGACAATATCTATGTCCGTTTGACTGGAAACAGAGACCTTTACTTCGGGTGGGGTCGTAGCGGAGCAATCAATGAAGTGCACATCGGACAGATATCAACCGTTGGTTGGTATGGTCTATACATCGCTTCTACTGGCGAGAGATTGAGCGCCACCGACGCCACTCCGAATAACCTCGCTGACTGTTTTGACATCAGACTTTTCAATAGTGCTGACAGTTGGACTACTAACAGTCAACATTCAACGTCAACTTCTTGGAACCTAGCAGGCAGCAGTAATGGTCAGCGTATGGACAGAATTGTCGGTGGAGACTTCACCATCGGTGGACGAGGTGCAAACCGCAACTTCCACGGTAAGGTTGCTTCCTGCGTGGTCACTACTCTGAAGATTGGTTCACCTATGCCAAATATCACGGAAGCGAAGTTGATGACCATCGACCCAATAAAGTGGGCGAACGACTACAAGGCAGGTTCCACCTATCGTACCACGCAAAGTAATTATCAGTCAAGGTCGTGGGCATTTAACGATTCGCTATCTGCTGACGCTACTCAGATCTGGTTGATGGGCGACGGCACAAGTGACGCATTCTCTAAGATTAGGAACCAAACGTACCCTTCTAATCAGAACAGTACTACTCTGGACATGAACAGTATGGTATCTAACGATATCGAAACTGTTACTATCCATGGATTGACAGACTAACTTCTGAAGGAGTATAAATAAGGTTATGAAATTTAAAGAATTTACAGACCTAGAAGAAGCATCGACGTCTGCCCTCGCTAAGAAGGCAGACAAATCCGGTATCTCGGTTGGCACCTTGCGAAAGGTGTACAACCGAGGCGTTGCTGCATGGAAGACTGGGCACCGTCCAGGAACTACTCCACAGCAGTGGGGTTATGCACGTGTCAATGCTTTTATCGTTAAGAAGAAGAAGGGCGGTCTCAACCACGATAAGGATCTTGCGTGAGTTGCTACGACCCATCCAAACACGAGTGGGGTACGGATGCCTCAGTCAAACGAGCAAAGGAACTGACTCCCAAAGAGGGGAAGAAGAAAGTGAAACGTTTTAAAGAGTTCACCGAAGCAACATATCAGGGCAAGAAGGTTACTTTGAACAAACCTTCTCCTGGAGATGTTAAGAAGTCAAAGGTCTTTGTTGACGTCGATGGCGACGGTAAGGCAACGAAGGTAAACTTCGGCGACAAGAACATGACGATCAAGAAGAATATTCCTGCCCGTCGTAAGTCGTTCCGTGCTCGCCACAACTGCGACAATCCAGGTCCAAAGGACAAGGCGCGTTACTGGTCTTGTAAGGCGTGGTAATGAAAAACAAAGGAAACCCAGTCGCTAAATACATGCGCAAGTTTAATAAGGCAACCGTCCAGACAGATCGCAAGAAGGCGATGAAGAAGGGCGACCGCAAGCATAAAGGGAGATACGAAGAAGTGTCTGAGAAAACATTCGAACCGCATATGATGTATCACCCTAAGACTGGTGACGAAGTCAAGGCGAAGACTCACCAACAGCACCTCGACCTAAAGGGTAAGGGGTATGGTCACGAGAAACCTGAGACGAACGAAACCTATCGCGCTTCTATGGCATCCCGTGCAGCGGCGAACAAGATGTATGGTCGTCAGCACCCTGAGCAAGACAAACCAAAGACTGGTGTCACTAAGAAGGCAACTCCAGGTTTAGACTCTAAGGGTCGTATGGTCAAGGATAAGAATCCTACTGCTGCTCGTCGCAAGGCAGGTGCTCTGTCAAAGGCAATCGCTAAAAAGTATGGCACCAAGAAAGAAGAGAATGTAGCAGAAAGTCTTGATGCCGCTCAGAAAGAAAAGCAGGCAGCAAACCTTAAACTGAAGCATGCCAACCAAAGAGTGCAACTGACCAAGAGGCACCAAAAGGAAAAGGAAACTCTGTCCAAGGAGTCAATGGACCCAAGGGATTATACCGACAAGGCGGGTTATGTTGTCGTTGTTACTGGTCGACGTGGCAAGCAGGACATTAAGAACTTCTTCAGCACTAAACCTGCTGCTCAGAAATACGCAGACAAGGTCAACAAAATAAACAAGGTCGGCAACAAAGCGACCGTTCACAAAACAGACGGACGTAAACTCATGAAAGAAGATACTATCCTCGAAGCAACTTCTGCTAAACTTCTGGCAAAGATGAAAGAACTCGGTGGTGGTCAACTGCCACGTTCCTCTGTCGAACTGCGTAAGTTGAAGGCAAAGGCACAAGACGAGTTGCGCGGTGCACGTGCTGCTAAGAAAGCAGAACCAAAGAAAGTCTCTAAGACTTCTAAGGGCAAGACCCATACTGGTTCCGGCGACCCAGCAGACCGTAACATCATCATGCAACTTCGTAAGGCGCAGGACGTTGGCGGTAACATGGACATCCGCGTTTCCCCTACTGGTAAGACTGTCAAGTTGCCAAAGGCAAAGATCGATGCTCTTCTGAAGAAGCACGACACTATCCAGAAACCACGTGACAAGCGCATGTTCAACGTTCAACTGACCAAGGCGCTTCGCAAACTGTCTAAGTAATACTATGTTTGGAATTGAAAGAATATTGATTATGGGAGCACTGCTTGCCTCGGTGGCAGGCGGTGCTTGGTTTTACGTGACCTCTACTGAAGCAACGATAGAGGAACTGACCGTGAACAACGCCCTACTCCAATCAATCGCAGAACAAAACAAAGAGACTGTCCGACAGTTGCGCCTAGACATATCCAGTGAGCAGGCAGCAATAGTCGTATTGAACGAGGCACTTCGAAAGTCAGAAGAGTCTCGTGAAGGTCTCATTAGAATTTATAGAAAGCACGACCTGACCAGATTGGCAACCGCCAAACCTGGATTGATTGAGAAGAGAATAAACAATGGCACCGCACAAGTGTTTGATGATCTGGAGTCTATTACTCGTAATTAGCGGGTGTTCGACTGTTCCAGAAATCCAAGAGCGTATCGTATACGTTCCAAAAGAAATCCCTGTCAAGGAACGACCAGAAGCAGTCGACTTACACGATGTCGAGTGGTTTGTGGTCACCGCCGATAACGTCGAAGACTTCCTCCTCGAATACCAAGACAAGACTGGAGACATGGTGTTCTTTGCCATCTCCGTCCCGCACTACGAGAATCTATCCTTGAACCTCGCCGAGTTGCGCCGCTATATTGAGGCACAGCAAGGAATTATCGTTTATTACGAAACGAGAGTTCAAGAAGGTATAAATAAAACTAATAAAACCGACTCATCCGACCAGGAGTAACAACAATGGACCTCAAGTCTATCGAAGCGACTTGGAAAGCATTCCAAGAAGTTCAGGAGAAGAAACTCTCTGCAAAGCAGAAGAAGCATTTCGACAAAGACAACGATGGCGACATCGATGACGCTGACATGAAGCAGTTGAACAAAGAAGAAGCACCTGCTGACCCAGTTAGTCAAGCACCTGCTCGTAAGGGCGACAAGAAGAACAGCGACAAGACCGCACTGAAGGCACAGACCTCTTGCGAAGGCGCTGAGTTCGAAGATGCCCTGCTTGCTTCTGTTGCACAAGTTCTGGGCGAGAAGATCTCTCAAACTGCTGGTGCCACTAAAGGCGAAGGCATTGCTGATAAAGAATCCCCGAAGTCAAAAGAATTCATGGACATGCATAAGAAGTCCGAGAAAGACATCGAAGATAAAGAAGAGCAAGGTCACAAAGACGTCCAGAAGGTTGCTGACGGAATTAAGCAAGCGCCTGCTCGTAGTGGCGACCAACTTGCCAACGGCGATAAAAAAAAAGTAAAGTAAGTGAAGAGGTTGCTGAAGAGCAACTGGACGAACTGTCTAAAAATCTGCTGAAGCGTTACAAGAAGAAGGCAGACTCGCAGACTACGAACCACATGAGCAAGATCGACCAAAGGGATCCTAAAAACCCGAAGGGACCATCTTCTGCTTCAACTGCTAACTTCAAGAAGCGCAGTGCTGGTTCTAACTACGCTCACGACAAGATCAAGGGCAAGTACATCAAAGTACCTGCGACTGACGCAAACAAGGGTAAGCGATAAGCGCGAACCTAAGTAACTGTAACGGAGACCAAACGGTCTCCTTACATTTTTAGCAAAACCAACAGGATGATTATATCATGGTAGAAGTAATTGTAATTGGCACCATCGCATGCGCATTAGCAGTATGGTTCTTTATGGGTCGTAAAGTCGAAGAAGAGGTGAAAGAAACACCTGCTCCTAAGAAAGCACCTAAGAAAGCGCCTAAAGTAAAAGCACCAGCGAAGTCTGGGATGCCTGCTGACGGAGAACTGAACAAGATGACTAAGGTTGATCTTGAGAAGTTTGCACGTGCTGAGTTTGACGTAGAACTTGACCGTCGCAAGACTAAGGCGAACATGATCGCCGAGTTAAAGCAGGGTGTTAAGTAATTTAATTAGTTTACCACTAACCTATATAATGGTATGATAAACGAAATTAATGAAGATAACTTCCTCATCTATGCTGCGAAGAACTATTACAGTCCTCGCGCCATAGATGCGGAAGAGTTTTACGAAGAACTAAATCGCTTCAAGTACATAAAGCGTTTGGTCAATAAGTACACCCGAGGGGGCGTGCTTTGTGAAAGGTTGATACTAAACCACATCACGATTCTTTTGAACGTATTCGGCAACGAACCTGCCATATTGATGATTATGTTTAAGATAGGCGGCGACGACTTATCGGTCATCAAACCCTTCTTGTTATACCTGAACGCAATTAGAGAGGGTGACCTCACGAATATCGAAGTGGACCCATGGGTGGTCCAGAAACTGGAAAGCATCTAATGGGCATATTGTCGAAAACTGGAGATCTCGTCTACACGCTACGCTTCTTGCGTTTGCTGACGACCAAGTTCGAAGACACCACTGCTTTCAAGTTAGGTATAATCGACAAAGACGGTAAGAAGTTAAAGAAGGCAGAAACCTCTGACGAGAAATCTGCGTACAACTCGTTCCACCGTATGGTCTTCAACCTCAAGAAATTACTCGCTAAGGTTCCAGGCGGTTCAAGCAAACTCGCCTCCTATGCGTCCGCTCTCTTCCTCATAAAAGAGACCCTAACACTATCGGACTCCTCTGTTGAGAAGATTAACGAGGCGTGTGCTCTGGACCCTCTCGAGAGTCTGACGGAAGGTTCCCAGTGGTTCTGCGCGAAGGACGGGATGCTATCTCCAGGAATCTACTCTCTGACGAATCCTAAGATGGTAAACTCTACCTGCGAAGAAATTTGTAAGGCAGGAGACAAGATTCGGGTTTCGCCCGATGCATACCCTGTAGACAATATCCTCGGACAGGACATCTTCGAGGCAGTCCACGTCCCAACAAACCAAGAAGTCTACGTCGCTGTAGGAGAACTCAGAAGATGAAAACATTTAAAGAGTTTGCAGTCAAGGAAGAGATGACTACAACTGCTGATGCCGGTATCCCAGCAGACACTGCTAACATGCAACCAAAGAAGAAGCGTCGTCCGGTGAGTCGGCGATTTATCGAAATTATGGGAAAGATGCGTCGTATCGAGAAATAGTAAAAAAGTCACATCGCTGGTTCCTATATAATATTCCACCCCTGAAGCAAATGAGAAAAGTAGAATGGCAAAGCAAGAATACCTTGGGGTCGAGATTGACCTTTCCCGCGATGACCTATTTGATGAACTAGGTATTCAAAGATTAAAAGAAAGTTATATGCGAGAAGACGAAGTGTCTCCGCAACAGCGATTCGCTTTTGTCTCTTCTAAATTCGGTTCTAACCCAGAACACGCCCAACGCCTCTACGATTACGCATCCAAGCACTGGTTGTCTTACTCCACCCCGATCCTCGCATACGGGCGCACCGGTAAGGGCATGCCAATCTCCTGCTTCCTCAACTTCATAGAGGACACCGCTGAAGGTCTCGTGGGTAACCTGTCCGAGACTAACTGGTTGTCTATGATGGGCGGCGGCGTCGGTATCGGTTTCGGTATCCGTTCATCGGACGAGAAGTCCACCGGCGTTATCCCGCACCTCAAGACCTACGATGCATCTTCGCTGGCATACCGTCAGGGCAAGACTCGTCGTGGTTCATACGCGGCATACCTCGATATCTCGCACCCAGACATTATTGAGTTTCTGGAGATGCGTAAACCTACCGGCGACCAGAACCGTCGCTGCTTGAACCTTCACCACGGCATCAATATCTCAGACCGATTCATGGAGTTGATTGAGCGTTGTATGCAAGACACTGACGCAGACGACGGGTTCAACCTATGCGACCCGCACTCAGGGGAAGTGCGCGAAACTGTTTCGGCAAGGTCACTGTGGCAGAAGATTCTAGAACTGCGCATGGAGACAGGCGAACCATACCTGCACTTCATCGACACCAGTAACCGTGCGATGCCTGAGTTCCAAAAGAAACTCGGTCTGAAGATCCACCAGTCCAACCTCTGCTCGGAAATCATCCTGCCAACTAACGAAGAGCGCACCGCTGTTTGTTGCTTGTCCTCGGTGAACCTTGAGCACTATGACGCATGGAGTAAGAACGATATGTTCCTCCGCGACATGGCAGAGATGCTGGACAACGTACTACAATTCTTCATCGACAACGCACCGGACGCAGTATCCCGCGCCAAGTTCTCCGCTGCTCGCGAGCGATCGATCGGAGTCGGGGCGCTTGGGTTCCACGCGTACCTACAAAAGAAAGACCTTCCATTCGAATGCGCGATGGCAAAGGTCACCAACAACCGAGTGTTCTCGCTGATCCGCAGGAAACTTGACGAAGCAAACTTAGAACTAGGAAGCGAAAGAGGAGAAGCACCAGATGCACAGGGCACGGGTCGTCGTTTTAGTCATGTCATGGCAATTGCTCCAAATGCAAGTTCTTCCATCATCATGGGGAATACCTCGCCATCCGTTGAACCATGGCGTGCAAACGCTTACCGTCAGGACACTCTATCCGGTGCCTTCCTTAACAAGAACAAGTACCTCGATAGACTTATCCTAAGTAAGATTGAGTCGGGCGAAACCAAATTGGACTATGACGAGATCTGGTCCAGCATTATCGCCAACGACGGTTCCTGTCAGCATCTCCGTTTCCTGACACCGGAAGAGAAAGAAGTCTTCAAGACTTCAATGGAGATCGACCAACGTTGGGTTGTGGAGCATGCCGCTGATAGGCAGAACTTCATCGACCAATCGCAGTCACTAAACTTGTTCTTCCGACCTGATGTAAACATCAAGTATCTCCACGCTGTGCACTTCATGGCATGGAAGAAAGGCGTGAAGACATTATACTACTGTCGTTCAGAGAAACTCGGCAAAGCAGATAAAGTATCTGCGCGCATTGAACGTCAGGTGATTAGAGAAATTGATATGAGTGCACTCGTGAACGATGAAGAGTGTATCGCCTGCGAAGGATAATGAGAAACTACAACAAAGAGTTCATCCTCTCTCCCGAAGAACTGAAAGAAGCGACCGACTATTGTTCGGACGTTCAGTGGGATGAAGTGTATCAAGACTACAACCTCTTCGAACTTCAACGACACGATGTGTCGGGATACGAGGGGTTGGGTTTCGCAAAGAGACTACAAGAGTATTCAGGTAAACCCGACTGCGTTGGGTTCTACTATCTGAGATATATCCCTGGCGCTTTTACTAGGGTGCATCAAGACCACGAATCATCGATGACTATCGTAACTCTTATCGATAGCAAAGACCTCGTCGGCGGCGATGCAATTGTTCGGCATGCGTACACGGCACGTGAAGGTGGAAGACCAGCAGCAATGAAGTGCTGTAGAAACGAGAAAGAAAACACATCGCCACCATATGGGCAGGAAATGATTTTGGATGTCCTCCCTATGGAAAGAGGTGAGAGTCTGGTCTACGGCAACGACCTATCTCACGGCGTATCATTAGTGCATGAGGGGCAAAGGACTGTTCTTATCACATGGTTCAGATAAGGAAAAAGAATATGAAATCTCTTACCTCCGAAAGAGAATACTTCAAACCATTCAACTATCCTTGGGCATACGAGGCGTGGTTGAAGCACGAACAATCACATTGGTTACACACCGAAGTTCCTATGGCAGAAGACGTCAAGGACTGGCAGAGAAAACTTTCTACTGAAGAGAAAGGGTTCCTCACAAACATCTTCCGCTTCTTCACTCAGGGCGACATCGACGTTGCTGGCGGTTATGTTGATAACTATCTCCCATACTTCAAGCAACCAGAAGTCCGCATGATGTTATCGGGTTTCTGTGCGCGAGAAGCACTACACGTGGCGGCATACTCGCACCTCATCGAAACTCTGGGCATGCCCGAGTCAACGTACAATGAGTTCTTCGAGTATGAAGCAATGGCAGAGAAGCACGAGTACTTCATGGACCTCTCCAAGAGCAACGGGACGAAAGAGTCTGTCGCGACTAACATCGCCGCATTCTCCGCGTTCACTGAAGGCATGCAGTTGTTCTCCTCTTTTATCATGCTGCTAAACTTCCCACGTCACGGCAAGATGAAGGGCATGGGTCAGATCGTAACTTGGTCCATCGTCGACGAGACTATGCACGCTGAGTCAATGATCAAGTTGTTTCGCACCTACGTCGAAGAGAATATCGAGATCTGGAACGACGAACTCAAATCCCAAATCTATGTCATCGCTGAGAAGATGGTAGAGTTGGAAGACAAGTTCATCGACCTCGCCTTCGCTATGGGTCCAATGCAAGACCTGACTCCGGAAGAGGTGAAGACCTACATCCGATACATCTGTGACCGACGACTCATCTCTCTGGGCATGAAGGGCATCTTCAAAGTTAAGAAGAATCCTTTGCTCTGGGTTGAGGAAATGATCAACGCACCGACCCACACAAACTTCTTTGAGAACCGTTCTACGGACTACGCACGTGGTGCTATGAGCGGTGACTGGAATGATGTGTGGGGAGCAGCTTCCTAAGTAGTCCAAGACTAATTGGAATTTATTATGGACGAGCAAGTATTTTACATCGCATGCGACATGTGCGAAACCCATACGGAAGTGATCGTGGTTGATGTGGACGAGGCACCCTGCTTCTGTCCCATGTGCGGCGTTCCTGTAGAAGCGTGAATTGGACATATAAGGGAGAGGAATTCTCTCCTGCGTATGAAGACCTATCCGAGTGGGTTGGGTTCGTTTACGTCATCACAGAAAGGTCGACAGGCATGAAGTATGTCGGCAAGAAATTCTTCCATCGGAAGAAGACTCTACCAGTAACAAAGACTCGAAAGCGTAGGAAACATACGCGAGTAGAGTCTGACTGGCAGACCTACCATGGTAGTTCCACTACCGTACAAGCACTCCTAGAAGAGCACGGCGAGCAGGCGTTCGACCGAGAGATCCTGCGCCTTTGTAAGACCAAAGGCGACTGTGCTTACTATGAGACAAAGGAACAGTTTGACCGTGAAGTCCTAACAAGGGACGACTACTACAACGGAATTATTAACTGTAGAATATCAAGAATTCACCTATCCGCTAATAAGTGAATAGTTGTCTTTCCTATATAATACTATAGACGAGGAACTTACATTATGATTACTGAGAACCAGAAAGGTCAATCCAAAAGGGTTGAATTGTTCGAACTGCTAGAAAAGATCTCGAAAGAGACTTCAAGAAAGGAAAAGATTATACTCGTGAGAGATTTCGCTGCACAGTACCCTTCCTTCGCAGACTACCTGCGATGCGTGTTTGATACACGTGTTCAATTCTTACTACCTGAAGGTCGTCCACCGTTTGACGCTGCTGAAGAACAGTCGTATCCATCGACTTGGCACAGGGCGCACAAGCAACTGACATACTTCGTTAAAGGTCTAAAAGCAGATCACCTTCAAGAGTTGAAGCGTGAGACAATGTTCATCGGTATCTTGGAATCAGTGCACCCAAAGGACGCAGAAGTCCTTATTGATATGATTGCAAAGAAGTCCTCGGCAAAAGGTTTAACCGAAAAGGTCGTTCGCGAAGCAGTGCCTAATCTGCTTCCGGCGTCTGAGTAAGTTTAAGAGTTCAGACAGGAGATAATGCCTAACTGATAAAACCGTGAGAAGTACCTACTTTATGTTCTTTTGAATAAACCGACACATTAGGAGTCGCCTATGGTAAGCACCAATCAACTAGAACGTTTACGCAAGGACAGTGCAGAGTTGGATAATTATATCCACAAACTCAATAAGAAGGGAAAGCAATCCCTCGCACATAAGGTGGAGAAGAAGAGAGATTATCTCGATAATTATATCTCGGAACTCCAAGACTCTCTCACGGTAAATAATCAATAAGGAAGGTGATCATATCTCGTGCCCCACCGCAAGGTGGGGTATCGTCACCTCTCTCCTCCCCTCTCTTAAATAATTTATCCTTTTGTCAAATCAGTTGTTGACGATTGACTCCATATGCTTATAATAAAGAACATCGTCTGCGGAGAGTGAATACTCTTGCTTAGGAGATTATGATGGAAGAAGAGAACAAGATTATTTCTTTGACCGAGGTTATCGAGAGCAAGGTAATCAAAGAGAAGGAATTAGAATTCTATCGAGAGCAACTGGTAGAAATTCAAAGGAAGATCGGTTTCCTCGAACTAGATCTTAATCTTACCAAACAAATAATTGGATTAATCGAGAAGGAGTCTATAGTATCTATAGATAACTCTGTACCTTTACTTGGAGTAGAACCAGATGCCGACGTATGACCTCAGAAACACTGAGACCGGTGAAGAGAAAGAAGTAATTTGTTCTTACGACTCTATGAAAGAGATGTGTGAGACAGGCGAGTGGGAGCAATTCCATACTACAACTGCACACCTCGTAACCCATGTCAATGGAACACTAAGTACAACAAGCGAAGGATGGAAGGACGTCCTGCGTCAAACAAAGAGATACTCTGGTCGCGG